CTGAAATGAATAAGGAAAAGGCGAAGACGGACAACAGAGGACCATACGTCAAGATGCGCGAACAGCTTGCTGAGGAAGAAAATAGTTACGTTGCGTATCTCTACTTCACCCACCCAATATCGGGAGAGCCTGTACTTAACATCGGCGATTCCGATACGCCGGGATCTTTCAAGGTGTTCCGGAGGCGGATGTGACTGGCTATCCACAGTCTGATCACCAGCCCGCGCCCATCCGGTATGGTGGGCAACCCGCCCGCAAGGGCATGAAAGGCACAGAATGAACCGACAAGAGCAATTGGACCGCCAATGGCACGATACAGGCTACGAGGATATGGGCATAGGCTTCAAGCACGAGCCTACCGACCCGCGTACAGACGGCATCCCGTATGACCTCAGCAAGCCCATCGCGCCGTCAGACGATATGGGTGGGCTTGTCGATCACGAGTGGATACGCAAAAACCAGTACGAAAGCGATCTCCTTGCGCCAGCCCGCGGCTGTCTCATCGGCTGCATCTTGGGCATGATTATCTGGGCGCTCATCTTTTGGAGCGCCTATGAGTGGCTGAAATGACAACCGTGAAAAACTCACCTACGAAGAGAGAAATATGGACATCAAGAACATTTACGATGTAGTAATCTTTACGTCTGCCGCGCTTAGCATCAAAAATGCGGTGGTTGAGGCTATCAATAAGAAAGCCGACCTGTGCGAAGCCAACCTGAGCGGAGCCAACCTGAGCGGAGCCGACCTGAGCGGAGCCAACCTGTACGGAGCCAACCTGTACGAAGCCGACCTGTACGGAGCCGACCTGCGCGAAGCCAACCTGAGCGGAGCCGACCTGCGCGGAGCCAACCTGAGCGGAGCCAACCTGCGCGAAGCCAACCTGCGCGGAGCCAACCTGAGCGGAGCCAACCTGCGCGAAGCCAACCTGAGCGGAGCCGACCTGCGCGAAGCCAACCTGCGCGAAGCCGACCTGAGCGAAGCCAACCTGCGCGAAGCCGACCTGAGCGGAGCCAACCTGCGCGAAGCCAACCTGCGCGGAGCCGACCTGCGCGGAGCCAACCTGTGCGGAGCCGACCTGTGCGAAGCCAACCTGAGCGGAGCCAACCTGTACGGAGCCAACCTGCGCGAAGCCAACCTGCGCGAAGCCGACCTGAGCGAAGCCAACCTGCGCGGAGCCAACCTGAGCGGAGCCAACCTGCGCGGAGCCAAGAACCTCGACCCGCTGGCTATCGCCCGGCTGCAATTCATCCCCCCAGAAGGTGGATTTATAGGTTGGAAGAAGTGCCGCAACCAAGTGATTGTCAAGCTGTGGATTCCAGAAGATGCGAAGCGCAGCCACGGCACAGAACGTAAGTGCCGCGCATCGAAGGCCCAAGTTTTGGAGGTGTTCGGAGCAGAAGTAGGTGTTTCCGAATTGCAAACGGAAGTGGTCTACCGCAAAGGCGAAACAGTTACACCCGACAGCTTTGATGATGATCGCTGGGATACCTGCTCAAACGGCATCCACTTCTATCTGACGCGGGAAGAGTCTGAGGCCCACTAAGCCATGACCAAACGCATCCAAGCCGTGCCCCTGGCCGTACTCCACCTGCTTGCAAAGTGGGCGCTGGAACGCCTCCACGCTATCAAGGAAGGGAATCATGCGTAACCTCGACCTAACCCTTAAAGCGATTGTCATTCTGGCGGCGCTCTACTTTGCCCTAGAAACAATCCCCACCATCGCGGCATTTGTTGCCGTGCATTGAAAGGATTACGAAAATGCGACCAGGTGAGAGATTAGACCGCGCCAACGGAACTATGCCCTACCGCGAAGAATCACGGAGCCTTGACCCGCGAGAGGTCACGATTAAACCCGGCTGGAATGTACGCGACATGACCAGCACAGAATCCCGCGAGTGGATTGCCACACTGAAAGCGTCGATCGCGGCACGTGGACTCGATGAGCCTATCTCAATCAGGTACGAGCGCAAAACAGGCGTGGCTACCCTCGTCGACGGTCAGTGCCGGCTCATCGCTTGCCGGGAACTTTGGAATGAAGGCAACAAGGTTTGGGTTAAATCCAAGGTGGTCGATGGCGACGAGGCGGAACTCACCATCAAATCCCTCGTCTACAACTCAGGCCAACCGCTCACTCAATGGGAAGTGGGAGCCGGGTGCCGGAGGCTGATCGGCTGGTCATGGTCAGTACGCGATATTGCCGCCCACATCTGCAAGCCAGTGCGGTACGTCACCGAGGCTCTTGCCCTCCACAACGTTCCAGTGGAAGCCAAAGCCATGCTCGCCGCCGGCGAAGTCACCCCAGGGGCCGTACTCCACGCCGTCAAGGAACATGGCGCCGAGGCCGCGGTGAAAGTCCTCAAGCAAGCTGTCGCCGCGCGCCCTGCACCGGCCAAGGCCGCCCAGGCGACGCTTCCCGGTACTCCGGTGCCCAAGGCAAAGAAGCAAAAGCCAGTAACCCGCGAGAAGAAGCCGTCTGTCCGCGAAGAGGCGCTGAAAGCCGTGGAGCCACCGAAGCCGGTTGACCAAGGCAAATTCTTCAATCTGGCCGTCGATTGTCTCCGCCATGTCATTGCCGATGACCTGCCGTTTGACAAGATTGAAACTCTAGCCTTTGCAGCACTCGCCGCAGCTGGTCTGAAAAAGTAGTATACTGAAATTGTCCGCCGCCTCCTGCGCGTGGATTAAGGTGCTCCGGCTCGCTACCGGGACCGCAAGTGGCAGGGGATGTTTCTCAAGGCATCCCCGCCAGCCTCACCTTGAGAGGGTAGAATGACGAACTCTTGGTTACGTCTGTGGCACGATCTTCCAGATGACCCAAAATGGCGCACCATCGCTCACATCGCAAACGAACCCATCGCAACAGTTCAGGCGGTCTATCTCCGCTTGCTGGTTTCAGCTTCACAAGCAGAACCACGCGGCGAGGCTCACATTAACCCCGTGGTCACAGCCTCAGCCCTCGACATTGAAGCCGATAGCATAATCCGTATCCTTGAGGCCATGCAGGGGCTTGTTATGGACGGCGATCACCTAACCGGATGGGAACGGCGGCAGCCGAGCAGAGAAGATTCTAGCGCCGAAAGAACTAAAAATTGGCGTCTGCGTCACAATGCGTCACAAACAATCGGTGACGCACGCTCTGTTTCTGTGACGCGCAAGCAAGAACGAAACTCTCCTTTTAATCAATGAAATCAAACAGATACAAACTTTTATCATTCATCGGCGCTTTTGCTTTTCGGGCTTTTTAGGTCTGCGTCTACTCTTATCTTATCTAGAGTCACGGCGCGTCACAATGCGTCACGTGACGCAAATGAGCGTCACAATGTGACGGAAGGGCTTTTATGGAAATCGGAGATCGCGTAGTGCGGAAGCAAAACGAGCAGAAAGGTTATATCCACGACGTTAGGCAGGGGCGCATCATTATGGTCAATGTTCGATGGCTCGGTGGTGTAACGGCGGGTGAATGGCTACCAGCCGAAGAGGTTCGCGTATGGGACAAGCTGCCACTGCCACCATTACCTGCCCCGAAGCGGCGCAAGCGATGGCACAAAAACACGTTGAGGATGTGACTATGACTAAGAAGTCGAAATGGAAAAAACTCAGACCGGACAGCAACGAAGCCCTTGAAACCGCGCTCTTAGATGAACGGAAACTGACAGCCCGGTGGTATCAGCGCATCAATGGAACGGTTGCATGGGAACCGGGCGAAAGAGAACGACTGTACGCCCTCATGGAATCTCAGTCCGACATTGTTGACCGCCTTATTCAAGAGAACGCAGTGGAACAGTTCGCGGCTCTGCCGGATTGCTGACCCGCATCACCGGCTCGTTCCGAGTATCAGCCGCCGTGCCGCCGTGGTCTTGCACGCTTCCAGCTGTCTCATCCGATATTCAGCGGATTTTATAATTGTTCCGTTGGTGTCCTGCACATATTTTCTACTCAGCAACCATGACGGCAAAGCAGCCGCACATCGTAGAGCTGCTACTTGAGATTGAATCATGCTATTGCCGCCTCGTACCGTGCAGCATACTCGCTTTTTACAAGGTCTATGATCTTCTCCATAGCCTTTGGGCGGCTGCAATCCTCCGCCAGCATAACCATTTCAACTACAGCTTCCCACTCATCAACACCCACTGGAGGCATGAGGACCACTTTCTCAAAGTGCTGGCCGTAATCTTTGGTCAGTACCGCCTCGAATCTGTCTTTGGTCATTTCCCTTGCGGCCTTCAAAACAGCCTTCTTGCCCCGCACTCCGCTGGAAACCTGTCTCAACACCTTGAGGTTTGCTCCGGTGACTTCCGTCAACTCCGCCATTGGAAGATCGTCAAGAGCCTCTTCCGTCTCCCACGCTTCTTTCGCATAACGGTACGACTTCGGCCAAAGCGATTTTATCCACCGCTCCATGCTGGCGAATGGCTGGTCAACGTCCGGGTCCAGGTCGAGCTTCCATAGCTCCAGCTTCCGAGCTACCCGCAAGGCACGCATCCGAGAGTGGAATACTCCCTCCTCTGCCCCTTCCATGACCCGCATTGCCTGTTTTACAGCCAGCGCAGCATAGGCGACAGGCTGAGAGGTCAACCCCTCAAAGTCGAAGGCTGTAATCGAATCCAAAGTCTCGGAAAATGTTTTCATATCTCCGTCTCCTTGTAGATCTGCCGCGCTCTGGCAATCATCTGCGGAACGACGTTAGGGTTGCCGCCGACACTCACAACAAAGCGCGGATCATTTACGAACCATCCGAGCGCACGCCGCAAGACAACAAGACGCACGGCTAAATGTCCAGCCGCCCTCTCTTCCTCTGGAAGCGCCGCTAAAAGCAATTCCTCAGTTACTCCCTCTGCAACTTTCATTGTCATGGTTGGTTCCTCTCAGGTAGGCATTTCCATAATTCGTCAATTCCGTACTCGGCGATGATGCGCTCAACTCGCTCTTGACGCCGCCGATAATACGCTTCCACAGGGTATAGTTTACGCCTCAAGTCTGCAATTTCAACAGCCGTATTTCGTTCTGCCGCAGCCCAATAATTCCGCTTTCCCGGCTCGACGGCTTGGAGCATAATAAACAGCCCGTGCCGACGCTCTAGTATCTCCAGCCGCTCCAAGTCAGTCTTGCGCTGCTCCCACTCCGGGTTCTTGCGAAACTCATTCAGCGCCAAGTCTCGCACCCGCAGGCCCATCGCTGAAAGAATCTCATCTCGTGTGCAGCCCGCAAAGCATTTCAGCATCACCCATCCATCTTTACTCTCTCGCACACTGAGGCTTCTATTACGATCTGCGTGGTTATGCAGCCTTGTTGGGCAACGGCACATAAAGCCCTTCCCGGCCTTGACGCCGTGGAGTTGCTTCGCAATGGCGGAGGCGGTCACTTGAATAACTCTCGAATCCTTTTATTGTCGATTGCGGCTGATACCTGCCCTTTGGTTGCCCCTGGCGGTACAGCGATCTTCAAAATTCTACAAAGACCGAGTTGCTTTTCGGTCGGCGGGTCGCCGCGCCATTTTACATCCCGCTGGAGGTATCCTTTCACTCCGCCATGGTCCATAATCCACCTGTCGGCGAGGTTCATGGCTCCCGGCAAATTCTGCGAACTCAACTCCGCCACCACGTCTCCCACCCGCCCACGTATCTGCCACTCTTCGCGCAAATCTTTTGTGATGGTCACGAGGTCGCGGTTTACGGCGATGCAGTACCCCTCTGCCGACTTTCTCCACGCCAGTTCTGAGAGCCTGCTAATCTCCGGAGGATAGTTCACTTGGAACAGGGAGATATTCTTCGCAAGAGATTCCAACTGGTCCAGGCTCTTAACGTCTTGCACGTTTGCCGTGGGAAACTCTGCGGCGATGCGGTCCAATTGCTGCTTTGCTACCGTATACTTTTCGCCTTTGAGATCCAAATCTTTTGGCAATCCAAGCAGCGTGGAGATAGTGGTCAGCGAGTGTTTTGCGCTGTTATCCACCACATCAATCACGGTGCAGGATTCCTTGCCTTCAAAGATACGCGTACCACGCCCCACTTGCTGGACATATCGCAATTCACTTTTCGTAGGCGCCGCGGATACGATGCACTCAATTTGCGGGTCGTCATATCCGATTCCGAGAACGTTGCAGTTACAGAGCACATTAAACTCGCCCGTCTTGTGGCCGCGAATCTTTTGATGCCTGTCCGGATCGTCTCCCCACACTGCCTGTGCCGGCTCTCCATGCGCTGTGAACGCCGCCGCCAGGTCGAGCGCGTGTTGAATGTCTACCGTGAAAATCAGCGTCCGTTTTCCAAAAGCGTGCTTGTACCACTCTTTTACGATGATGGCGTTCCGGGCCGGGGTGTTCACTTCCTTCTCCAATTCGTCTACTGCGAAGTCGCCGGCGCGGGTGTGAACCTTGTCTAGTTGAGCTTTGCCGTTCACGCGGTATCCCACGAGGTCGCACAGCCAGCCGTCCGCAATGCCTTTTTGGATTCCCATGTCGAACACAATCATGTCGAAGAGTTCTTTCAGCCCCTTGCCGTCCGTGCGGTTTGGCGTAGCGGTAATGCCAAGGAACAGGGGCCCGTCCGCGTCCGGCTCCAATAGACCAAAGTGTTTGTAGACTCGCTTGAACGAATCTGAAATTCCAATGTGCGCCTCATCTTGGATGATGCAGTCGAAGTCGGAAGGAATGAACCGCTTGATTCTCTCGGACCCCTTCCGGCCCAGTGTCGGCACGGAAGCTACTACAAAGTCGGGAGGATAGAACCCATCAAGGTCCGCGTAGCTCCCTGCCATTTCCACGGCCACACGCAGACCGGGGTTCCACTTCAGCATTGCGTTCTCCGCTTGCACGGCCAGCGTTTCCATGTGGACCAAAAATATGACTTTCTTTTTGAATCCGTGGTGAATCCGCAGGTTAGCTGCGATAGCTGTTTTGCCCAGTCCTGTAGCGAGTACGGCGAGTTGCCTGTTCACGCCGCCCTCATAACTTTCCAGCGAACGGCGCAAACAATCTTTTTGGTAATCGCGTAATTCCAAGGGATTCTTCTTTCTATAGAGGAAACAGGGCGGTCCCCTGATGAGAAACCGCCCCATCCTACGCCCCTCCTCGGCGCTTACAATAAGTTGAGT